CCTAAAAACTGCGCCCTGCTGCCGAAGGCGTCTATTGCTGTTTTCTGCGTGGCCGTATTCTTGCTGTAATCCGGCTGTACGCCGGAAATACTACGCATCTTATCCGCTACAATGGAACCATAGAACATGGGAAGCCATACGCCCTCCAGCTCCTTATTGCTGGGGTCAATGAAGCCCACCGGCTCGTAGCCGTCGCGGGCGGTAAGGGAAAAGCGCACGATCCTGTCGTTGCCGACCATTTCCTCGTTCTTGTAAATCTTCATAAGCCAGGAAAAAGCGCCGCCGTTATAGCTGCTGTTTGCAACGTCGGAAGAGCCGCCGTCCTCCCTCTGGGTGTAGTCCGTTTCCTTGAGCCTGTAATCCGGTGTGCCGTCTGCCCGAACCATGTAAGGCTTGTTTGCTTTAATGACCGGGAAGTCCGCCCAACTGTTCAGAGCCATGCCTCCGGTGTCCTTGTTTCTTACAAGCGGGGAATAGTTCTTATTAAGCCCGATGTACTCAATCCGGGCGGAAGGGCTTAAAATGTCGTTATGCTCAATAAAGCCGTATACCGGATCGGATGCCAAAATGTTATAAACCTTGTCTAAGGTTTCCTTGTCTGCAATATAAATCTTTTCTCCTGCCATTACTCGTCTACCTCCTGAATATAGATCAATCCGTTATCAATCCCCAGCTTATACTTCTGCTTCGTGACGTCGTCCCTTATTTTGTTCGCGTCCTCCGCAAGCAGGGCGGCTCCGGTGCTGACGATTGTAACCTCTGCGCTGTTGTTTACGGTTGCAAAATAGTCCTGCGTGATCTGCGCCGGGTTATATCCGTTATAGGGCGGCATAAAGTCGCCGTTGTCCCCGGCTGTGGTGGTGATGCTGTAAAGGACTTCCGTGCTGGCTGCGCCGTCCTTTACCTTGGCAAATAAGCCCATCTCGTTAATGTAGTACCCGGCGTTTACGAGGGTCTGCCCGGTTACGGGGTCCTGGTTCGTAATAAGCGCCGTTACCTTCACGCTGTAATCGCTGAACACGTCAATATCCGAAAGGGTGTAGCTGTTCTTAAGCGACTTAAGGGCTGTCCGCTTCTGCAGCGCATCCAGCGTCTTTTCGGCTGCGGTATAATTGCCGTTGCCTACTGCGATCCGGGTAAACTCTATCTTGATTTCCCCGGCCTGCGCCCTGGTCAGAAGCCTCGCCCCTGCGTTGGTCATGACCGCGTTGTTAAATGGTTGTGGCATTCTTGGTTCCTCCTTCTTTTACGGTATTCTTGTATTTACTATTTGAAGCCGTGGCGGCTACAATAGCCTCTGTTACTGTTTCGCCCTGGACGGTAAAACCTTCCCGGACTGCTGGCGGTTTCTGGTGCGCCTCCGCCCTCGCTGCGGATCCAGTGTAAGCATGGCCTTCTACTGGTGAGGCGGCTCCTTCCAATCCTTCCCGGATGGCTGCCTGCTTCTCTGTGGCCGCCATTTCGCCCCCTATAAACGTCTGGCCTATGACTTCCTTACCCTCAAAGCTAAAACCGTCCACAATAGCCGCCTGGTGCGTCCTGGTAGCCCCTGCCGCCCCCACAAATACTCCGGCGGTAATTTCTCCGCCCTCAGTCTTAAAGCCGTCCCAAATCGGCGCAGGGCGGCTCTGCTGGGATGCCAATGCCCCGGCGTGTATGGTCTGCCTTGCTTCCCGGTCTACGGCGTAACCGTCAATTACTGCAGGCGGCTTATAGTTTGGGAAAACTGCCGCCCCGGAGAAAAGCTCGTGATTTACAATCCGGTGTATATCAATAGCCCGAAGGTGTGACCGGGTATTCTTTACCCGCCGGATCATAATTGAAAAAAAGTCGTTCATTTCAAGCGTAAGGATGGCGTTGGTAACAATCTTGAAATAATAGGGGTTGTCGCCGTACTCGTACCACTCTTTTACTTCGCCCTCGCCAAATACTACACCCACGAGTTCCTCTACTGCCTGGGGCGTTCCTGCGCTCATATACCAAATAAGCGTATTTTTTACAAGCCGCCGCTTCGTGTCAATGTCCAGCGTACTCCGGTAATACTGGGTACGAAGTTCCGAAGCCAGAAGGTCTATAACTTCCTCCGGCTGCTCGTCCAAATTAGAATAAATATAGAGCCTCCGGCTGTATCGGTAAAGAAGGCGGCAGGCTTGCTGCAAGGCGTAGCTTAACGCCTTTACTTCCGGCTTTTTGGTTATGTTTCCGGGCATGATGTCTGTTAGTTGCCCGTCGTAGTAACTAATCATTTTCAAGCCCTCCGTATATAATATTTACCCCGGTACACTGGGCCTTCGCTGTTTCTCCTATAACGCGGAACGCTGGCGCCCGGACTTCTGCCCTCTTTGCTCCTGCGTCGTTCAGCCTCGCTATAAGCTCATCCGGATTTATGTCCCGGCCTACCTTGGAAGCCTGCCACAGCTTATAATCCTCTACGGCGGTTTCTGCCTGTGCCTGGATAGCCGTTGCCGCGTTGCTGTCGCTGGTGTTTATGTAATAGGTCACGTCTATCTCGTATTCTTCAATTTCCGGACGCTTTACTTGTACCTGGTCCGTAAGCGGCCGCTTTCCTCTCTGGTTTACCGCCGCCGTTACTGCTGCTATGGTGGTATCGTCCGGGACGGTTCCGTCGGTCATAACAAAGCGGATATCTACTAAGCCCGGCGTAGGGCTGGTTATTTTAACATCCCCTATAAACGGGTTGCTATCCTTCACCCAGTACTCGTAGGCGTCGTCCGGGCCGGCTGTGGAATAGCTGGAAGGGGCCAGGTAAATTCTTTCCGCCATGTTTTGGTCTGACTCTACTTCCGTCCCTCCGGTGCTTTTCTTCGTGTTTTCAACCTTGGAAATAAAGCCTATAGGGTCCACGAGCGTCGTAAGCTCCCCGGCAGCGAAGTCGTTCCCTATCGTCCCAGCCTCTGTGCATTCCGCCATGACCGTGACTTCCGTTTCCCCCGGCGGTATCTCTGCGTATTCAATCGTAGCAAAGTAAACCTCGTAGGCAGCCGTTACCCTGGTTCCCTGGGGGATACTGGTCGCCGCCTCCCTTTTCCCGGAAAGCGTGAACTTGACCGGAACCTGGGCGAACTTTGCCGGGTTCCTCGTTACCCTCTTAAGCGCACCCATATTCTCTAAATAATCGTCGTAGGCGTACTTAAGAAAGTTCATCTTTCCGCCCTTGTCTATGTTCTGTAAGCCCTGGTATATAATCTGGGCGCAACCTAACATAATAATGCGGTTCGGGTCCGACTTGGAAAGCTGTATTTTCTTCCCGGTGATCTCCTGGTACTTCGCCACGAAGTCGCTTAACATCTGGCTCTGGATGTTCTCCAGCGTCAATCCGTCTATGAAAGAAATATCCGGTAAATTATCTATCGTTTTTAAAATATCTGGCAATCCCCTCCGCCTCCTTTATTCTTCCGGCTCCCCGGCATTCGCATCCTCTGTCCCTTCCGGATCCTTTGGCCAAATGGTTATTTGGGGCGTCAAGTTGCCATCTGCAGACTGTGCATACTCAATGCCTAATATTTCTGCTTTATCCTCATAAATTTCCGTCTTTTCTATTACCTCTAAGGCAAACAAATTTTTTGCTATATTAGTCGGGCAGCTTTCAAAGGTCTGCTCCAGCCAAAAATTGCGGTCCCCAGGGCACGTCCCTGCCCTCGTGCTATAGAGCAGGTTAAGATTTCGGTGCATTTCATCCAATTCCGTTGCATTAAGGTAATCAAAACCAATTATTACTGTTTCCGGTACGCCAAACATCCGTCTGCCCCCTTATAAATATTCTTCCAGGGTAATGTCGCAAGTGAGTTTTACCACTTCGCCCTGGTTAAGGACTGTATCCCAGTTCTCACTGATTTCTGTAATGACATATTTATTGGCCCCCACTTTCCTGTTCCCGATAACTACAGTCTGCGGCTCCCCAGTCCTGATCAGCTTCTCTATGTTTTCAACCGTGTTCCTTGGCCTTACGCCATGCTGCGCATTGAGGGTCATGGTGAATTTCACCTGATCACAGCAGGGGATGTATTTTCTAAATCTCTCCGCAATTTCAATATCGTAGGGGCTGAAGAGAAGATTGGAACCGATGGCCGTTCCGTTTTTGTCCAGATACTCCTTTAATTTTTCCGTCCATTCCGGCACGCAGTAACCCAGAATATTAGGGCCAAGCGCTCCGTTATACTCGATGTATTCGTTTCCATCCACATCGTATAGATGGCTTCCCTGAGCCCGTTCGATGAAGAGTCTGTGGTTTGTTACATCCATGGGAACTCTC